TAGGCGGTCGCTGCTGACCCCTTGCCGCTCTGTACGCCCAAGGAAATGGCAGCGGTTAAACTGTTATCCGACATTGCTCACCTCGCTATCTGGCGTGTGAGCTTTGGCGCGCTTGGCCTTGGGTTCGGCGACCGGCTTGAGCAACAAGTCAAGCCACGGCGCTGCTTGCCCCTCGGTCAAATCTATCGTTTCGCCGGGCTGCAACTCGCGCCCGCCAAACGGATAGGTTGCGCCTTCAACTACTTCATACAAAGGCATGTATGGCTCCTTTCAAAATCCAGCGGAGGACGGTCCGCTTAGATTGAGATTACTTTGAACTCCATTGCCGTTACACCAAAATAGGTGTTCGGCTGCTGTGGATTGCTCCACACTTCCAAGAGTGAACGGCCCCATGTGACTTTCTGCACGCGCTCGCCGTCATCTGTGGACATCAGCCCACCAAGCGCTAGGCGAGTCTTGAGAAACTCCCGCAAGCGACGGCGCAACTCTTGCACGTCACGTTTGCATTGCGCTTGGCCGGTCGCTTTCAGCACACCCACAATGCTATATTCGTAGGTGTTTTCGACTCTTGCGCTTCCGCCGCCATGTGGCCCCGGCGCTTGACTTGCCGTACTACTTCGCACAATGACTAGCGGATAGTTGTTGGCAGCGGTTGCGCCGGTAAAATCCATGATGTCATCTACAATGACTTGCTTGACAACCTGCGTTGTGTACGAGCCATCTGCGCCAAGCTCAGCAATTAGCTCGGTGCGCAAATAGTCGTCAATGTCGGCCCACAGGCTCATAAACACACCCTGGCCCTAGCACGGCCAAAGAACGCAGGAACGGCTGCGGCTTGGTCATCGGTCGGCGGCTGGTAACTGTAAAACTGCCCTTGCCAGAATTGCGCACGCTCTTGAAAGAATTTGCGCTGGTCGTTCGTCTGGCTAATGGTTGCGTCACCGGCTCCACTATGAACGGTCTTACTCGCAAACTCATTCGCCATCCGTAAGCAGATGTGGTCATAAGCCCGCCAGTAGACATACGCCAAGGCCGCGGCGTCTTGGTAAGTGCTGACTATGCTTAAGCTCGTGATTTCGTCACTCGCTTTAGTTAGCCAGCCACTCACCAAATCGTCAAGATTGTTGTTTGGGAATAGCTCCGCAAACAACTCACCTTCGGGCTGTATGCACTGCGCTGACGTGACCGTGAGTGACATTACTTGGCCTTCTTGGTCGGTTTAGCGTCTTCAACAGGCGTTTCAGTGGCTTCAACAGGCGTTTCGACAACGGCGCTTTTCGTGCCACCTACTTGGACCAAAGCGCCGTCTTTGATACGCTTGGCAACCTCAGAAGTCAAGCCGACAGTGTATGTTTGCCCGTCGTTTTTGATGAAAACTTCATCGTTTGGATGCATCGCGTCCATCTCGAACAAACACACCTTGTCGTCTGTTTTGGTTGGCTTAACCTTGATATAGTCAGACATTGTTAAAGCCTTTCTACTAGGCGTTCACGTCCAAAATGCGGGCAGCGTTGCCGTCCAAAATCGCATAGCCTTCGGTTTCCGTCATCGTGAACAGATTCGTTTGGTTGTTGATGTAGCGTTCCATCTCGGCAATTTCGGCGCCGATTTCGGTCACACGTTCCAAAGCAAAGCGCCGGTCCCAACCAACAATCTTCAAGCTCGGCGCATCAGAAGTCCAGCCATAGCGCACTGCATCAGCAAACTGATTGATCGGCGTGATGCCTGTACCCAAGCCGCCAAGGTTCGCCGCAATCAGAGGCACATTCGCTGTGCCGGTGTTCAACAAAGCGAGTTGCAACGCTACCGCGTCTTGCATTAAGGCTGTGGTCAACATATACGGCGCAACAAATTTCATTTTGTAGGCCAGCCAACCCTTGAGCGTCAACGTACCGGCGGTTGCGCTGCTGTCCAACGTGGTCAGGTTGTAGGTCGTCGGCGTGGTGTTGCTGTTACCGTCGCCATTGATAATGACATTCAACGCTGCCGCAACTTTGTCGATTTCGCTTTGTACGGCCATCCATTGAATGTAAAAGGCGAGTTTATCCACACGCGTGCGGCGCATTGCTTCATAGCTTGCCTGAATACCACGTCCATACTTGTACAAACGAATCGTGTGTTCGCTGCCGGTCAGGGTTGCGACAGGGATTTCGGCTGATTCACCAACGCGATACTTGCGCAAAGCGGTCGCATCGTAGGTTAGGTAATAAGCACGATAGGCGTCTGTGTCAATGCCGGTTGTCATGCTGACCAACTCGGACAACGGGATCGGCGGCGCAATCTGTTGATTTGGCCGCACCATCGTGCTGTCGTAGTAGGGTCGCTCCCAGCCGCCAATCGTCCCGTCGCTGCTCAACAGGGTAGCGCGCTCGTAAGTGTTTAGTTGCCCAAAACTGACTTTGCGCCAATTGCGGGCGGCAAATTCGGTATACAGGGCGCGTGTACCAGCGTTTTCATTGAACTTGGACGCCGGTGAAGCCCAGTAACCAGCCATCGGATCAGAACGGGTGATAATGCCCGCTTCCATCAACATGCGCTCGAAGGTATCCGGCTCCCCTGGCTTGCGGTCGGTTTCACCCGCCATCTCGTCAAGCGCACGGGAAAGCGTAGGTACTTCCTCGATCCCTGCTTCTTTCATTTCGTTGGCCGTGCGGGTGTACAAGCCAACGGGGTTGCGGCGAAACTGTTCCCACAGTTCTTTCGTGCCGACTTTGGTGATTTCAACAGTCATTTTGTCTCCTTAGACGGCGCATTCAAGCCGCACAACAACAGCGGTTGTCGTTCCCGCATTTGTAATAAAGCCACGAGCAACACCAAGCTCTGCTGCCGTGCCGGTCGCCACTTCGCGAATGTAGCCTGGATTGCTACTGCCATCCAAAGCGCCCACAATCTTTTTGCCGCGGGTCAAGCTTGCGCCGTTGCCACCTGGCAAGGTCACATAGCCGCCGGTTTGCACTACGGCTTTGTTGTCGGCCTCTACCTTAATCAGCTTGCCCACAATCGCGTTGCCATCGGCGGCAAGCTTGACGGTATCGGCGGCGCTAAACGTCACAGCAAGCCCAACACTGGCGCTGCCGCCGGTCGATGTAGCGCTGTAAGTAATCGTGCTGTTGTCAATCAGGAAGGTTTCAGCTTCATAGCCGATTCCAACAAGAGTGACAGTATTTCGCGGATCAGACATCATTCCTCCTAGTTATTTGTATAACTTCGTTCAATCCAATTCGTACCATCGCTGACCAGCGTCAACGTGTCGTATTGCCCTAGCGCCCGATTGCCACCAAGCTTTAATGTGCCTGTGTCGCTAATCGTGATCGTGGTGTTGCTGGTGTTAATCATGTACAGCACATCGCCCGCTGTACCGGCGGTAATGCTGGCCGTTTGCACGTTGCCGCTACTAGACAACGGCTGATAGCTGGCAACCGGCGTTATCGTGCCATCGGTGGTCACAACCACAGTTGTACCTGGGACAAGGCGCTCAAACGTGCCAACCCGTACATACGTACCGGATTGCACATAACCACTAGCAACAACGTGCGTAAAGTTGCTAACACCGCTTTGCGCCGATGCCGGTACAATCAGCATGGCGAGTAGAAAAAGTGCAATCAAAGAAATACGTACTTTTGTTTGCATGATTGGCTCCTAGACCTTGTAGGCCGATTCAGGCACATGGCGCTTGGCTTTTTCTTCCGGCTTACCTGGCGCTTGACTGTTGTCAACCGTTTGCCGCCCACCCTTGAAGCGTTCGTTGCCCAGCGTCAGCCAGTCGGCTTTCATCTGTTTGATGACATCCAGCGTGACCGAGCGCAAAAGCTTCTCGTATGTCTCCTTGGCGAACTTGTCACCGTAAGCGCGCACACCCTCACCCAACGCTTCTGCAATCAGGTCCGTGCGATACTGCGCACCGTCCTTGGCTTGTGGTTCTAACTCGGCAACCTTGGCGCGCAAGGCTTCCGCGTCGGTCGTTGCGGTCTTGTGTTCAGCGGCTAACCGGTCACGTTCAGCAACCAGGCTTGCCACCGTCGCCACAGCATCGCCATCCGCCGGTAGCACCAACACTTCGCGCAACTGATTAAAAATCTTCTCTAGTTCCAACTTCTTACCTCCCCCCAGGTCAACACCTGGAAAACTACGCTTTGTAGCAAAGCTCATGCGGTAGCGTGCTTCGAGCATCCGCACCGCATCCGGTTTCAATTCTCCCGCTTCGATCATGCGCGTGGCCTTGAGGATCGTGGCGTCGGGTGTAGAACCGTCAAAAACAGCGCTGACTTCGGCCAACCGCGCATTGTCCACACCAACCGTTGCTACTACCTGGCCGCCGCCTTGGATGTCGTATTTCACCCCGGCCACATGCGGACAGTCCCAGGAGCGATAATCCGTCTTGCAGACATCGCACCACATCTGGCCGCCATAGAAGCCGACAGAAACGTCAGAGATGATGCCGGTTTTGACGCCGGTGATAAAGTCATCCGTGGACACACCGTTGAGGTTCAGGCCAGGAATGGTGTAGAAGTCCGCTACCACGTTGTCTTGCTCATACATGCCCCGCAATGACCGGCCAAAGGGCAATTCATTGTGGCGGTGTGAATTCTGGAAGCTCACGCCCGCTGTGGCGTCGTTGGCGAAGTTGGTTAGGGTGCTGGGCAGCATGTGGGTGAAATAGGAATCCACATTGCCGTTGCTGATCTCGGCGGACCAAAAGAACGGCGCCATGTTTTCGAGCATGGCCGGGTCATGCATCTTGCCTTTTAGCATGTCCAGCATGGCCGCCATGTCACGCACAGCGATTACCTTGGCGTGGTAGGGATAAATCAATTCATCAGTCATGCATTCACCGTTTCAGGACAAATAAAAAAGCGATTCGCTACGAAAAACATAGCAGAATCGCTTTGATAAATGTACCTACGAATTCACGTAGCCTACGTGTTTACGTAGGTGTATTTGGGGCTTTGCAGAGGGTTGCAACCAACGCAGTTTTGTTGTGTACGCCGGTCTTGCTGTACACCTGCCGCAAATGAAAATCTACCGTATGATGACTAACGCCTAAACGATTACCTATGCCCCGCAATGTAAGATTTGGGTCTTCTTTAATGGTTTTACAAATCTGCTGTTGGCGTGGTGTTAGCTTGCTCATAAACTCCTGCAATTCGTCCATTTACAAATGCTTATAGCGGTTTACCTTGCCGTGGGTCGGCGGTGTGGGCGTGGCGTGGGTCATTCACCTGTTTTGCTACTGCTACGGCAGCGGCTTCCCATCCTGAGCGCACGCCGGCGTTAATTTCTTCCCATCGGGGGATGGGATTGCCGTCGTAAGCAATGCCTTGCCGATGCTCCTTGTACGCCTCAAATGCAATTTGACCTAGTGTTTTCATCATTCACCTCGCTTCACTACCAAATACCGCTCTGCTGCAAAAATCTGCACTAAACCGGCAGCAACCCGATCAAGGAAAGCGCTTTGCCGTGGACCGCCCAAATGATGCTCTCCAATCTCTTGGCGTGCATAGGCAACCCCATCCGTGATAGTGATTTCATAAAACGATACACTGTAATTAACTTTGTGCTTGACGGTTACCTCAAGCGCTTTTAAGCGTTTTTCGATCTCGGATTTCACAATAGCGCTATCGTCGTTCCCTAATGTTTTTGTGTTCATGGTTCAATCCCTAAAACCTTTGCTGCAAAATACGCCCAAACAGATAGAAACAAGGCAACCACATAGATAGGCCAAAGCCTCTCGATCATTCCGAGTAGCGATAATTCATGCTGACCCAACCAGAAATACACAATAAGCATTGTGGTTATCAGAAATGGTGAACTAACGATAAACTTTTTCATTATCCACCTAACCAAATCATCTCGGGCTGATGCCAACCTTCTGTCACTGGGCTATGTACGCAATCGCAACCCGAATGACGCGGTAGGCTCAAATGCGCCGGCACCGCATTTGCCGGAAACGTCTCGCCATGCAGTGGTGCGCAAATCTCAGGACAACCAACACCGTTGACATCGTACATCATGGTCACAATCCCATTGTTGCGGTAGGTCATGCCCAGCCCCTGGTTAAAGCCCCAGGGCGCTTCATACGTAGCGATACCAACAGCCCTGGTCAGCGCACGCCCCGCAATGTAAGCGCCCAGCGCCATCAGCGCGCCATCACCGGCGGCGCGTGCGGCTGGAATCGCGGTCGCTAGGTCGCTAACGGTCGTGTCAATCAGGTTAATGTCACTGTCTGCGGTCGTCAGCATGGTTGCACGGTCGTCGAGCACGGCCAGCGCTGCGACGTCGGTCAAGTTAAATGTGCCGTCAATGCCAAGCCTACGGAGCGCCATTTCACCGCCATAGTTCGCCGTTCGCCGGTAGTAGCGCATGAGCAATAGCAGAATCGCCGCCCACGTTGCGGTGTTGCGTAACTGCCGATCTAGCCAGTCGCGCAAATCCTCTGGATTCTCCGGCGCTTGGGCTAGGCCATTGCGAATAGGCCACCAATACAGATCGACCAGTGGCCTCTCTAAGTCACGCATCATATCTTGAGTCAAAGGCATTTTAGATGGCTTAGGCATTATTGTCGCTCTTGTTGTAGGAAAGCGGTCCAGAGATTTTTTTAGCCTAAGTAAACTGTCGTACAGTTTTGCATTAGCTTGGTTCATTTTTTTCTTTTCGTAGCCTTTAGATTTTCGTCTGTCTTCATGTGGCAAGGGCGACAGTAACAAACAAGATTATTTACCAAGTTTGATCCGCCATCTCTGACTTTGACAATATGATGAACATCAATAATTACACCGTCACCTTTTGCTCCACAAAGTTGGCATGTGTAATTATCTCGCTCTAGCGCCAACTTTCTGTTAACACACCAACTTCCCTCATTAAGGGAACGAGTCGTATTGTATTCCCTTTTTCCGCCTTTCCAACGATGATGTAGTGACCCTGTACGCCCCAACATGGGATTAGGGTACTTTTTTGCTTTAATCTTTTGCGCCTTGCTTTGCGTAGCCTTAAAAGAATCTTTTCTTTTCTCTGGCCTGTTTTTCCACTCAGTTGCAGTAGCCTCAGATTGTCCCCGCCATTTTATCCCGCATTCTTCCATCCATGTGTAAATCGTCTGACGAACAACACCTAACTCCTTTTCCATCTGCTTTACCGACATTTCTTGTTCCCAGTGCAGCATATGGAGCAACTTGCAAATATCCATTCCGAACTGATGCTCGACGCGTACCTTTTTACTCTTGACCGTTGGATTATTCTTACTCTTAGATACAAGTCCAAGAGCAATTGCCTTACGGCGAATGACAGTTTCGTTTATGCCCAATATTTCTGATAGCTGAATCCAACTATGATAAAGATAATTGCTTTTCAAGTATTCGATTTGTTCGTCGGTCCACTTTATTCTTCTTGACATTGTTGGTCTCCTGTGCAAAAAACACGCTATTTTCTCGTGTAATTATAGCACAACAGACGCAAAATGGCAACCATTGCGGGTGCCAGTAGACATCTTTCAGCGCCGGTGACAGGTGGTCGCCCATCTCGACCGTTAAGGGCATCTTGGACGGCAACGGCATGGTCACGCTGCGCACACCAAGCAAACCATCGTAGGCACGGTGCAAACGGGATAGGCTGCGATAGAGCGCGGCGTCAACCATTTAGACTCCGCAAAATCTTCATCACAAAGGAACTAACGACTAAAACAAACAGGTAGATTAACACGTACTTATCGCCGGTCAAGACGTACGCTATGAAGCCAGAAATAAATGCACCAAGCATAAGTAAATCACCTGGCAATATCTTGTCTATCACGCCGCGCCCCCTCCACAGCACTAGTGGTATCCATTGTAGCTCACCATCTCCATCGCTTTCGCCACTTCTGCCCGCGCCGCCACAATCTCATTGAGCCAGCGCTGCTGGTCCTGCTGCTGCGCCGGTTGCCCATCCGTATTGCCCGCACCAGGTTGTTGGTTCGGCTGCTGATTCGGTGCAGGCGGTGGTGCAGCTTTCACACCTTGCGCCTTGTGACCGGTGATGGTCTCGCTGGCCTCGTCGTCGGTGATCCATCCGTTCGCTACCTTCTCTTTTTCGTTCAAAATCTTGATTTGCTCGGTTTGGGCGTCTCTCAGTTCTTCCGACGCTCTGAACTCAGCAAAGGAAAACTCCACATCGGCCTGAATGCCTTGCGCTTCGAGCGCCAAGGTGAACAAGCGGCCCAGCATCGTCTCGGTGTAGTGCTGAATCGAGCGGATACCGGCGGCGTAAATCTCAAACTGCCGATTGCTCTGAATATCGCCGGTCGTCTCGGTAATGCCCAACATGAGTGGCATGGTCTTCAGCGCCCGCACGCACATGCGTTCGAGCATGGCGATAATGCTGTCAAGCCCTGCCAAATTCGCGTCAACTGTGCCAACTGGTCGATTGACCGCAATGTTCGACGTGTGGATATACGCATCATCGGGTTTGAGTTGGCGGTAAGCGTCTTCCACGCTGGCGATAATGCTGCTCGTGAACTGCTGAAACGCCTGCGCATTGCTGGCGATTTGAGGAGCGATTTTGACCAACTGTTCAATATCCACACTCAGGTCAAGCCGCGGATAACCCTGTTGTTGGATGACGCGCTTTAGGTCGTGCAGCATCCCCAGCAGAAAGAGCGATGCAAACAGCGCGGGCGCGGCCAATGGACGGCCGTAGGGCTTCCCCGGCATCGGGTCAATCGGCACGTAGGTAAATGTGGGACGATCTAGCACCACAAAATTAAACGCTTGCCATTGCCCCGGCTGCCA